CTGGAGATTTATCTACACCTTCATAATATATGACTTCATCGCCAATTAGAATAGACCCATTCGTTTCTAGGAACGGGTTGATACTCTCAACAACAATCTTATCTGAACTGTCTGTAATCGCTTCTACAAGCGTTGTCGCACCATCTAGGATACCGATATCAAGTTTGTCGATATCAAGATACTGGAGGAAGTTATTAAGTATATTTTGCCCTAAACCAGTCTTCTCTTGAGATTTGTAATAATACTCAAGAAACTTATTAAACAGAGGATATTCTGATCCAATAAAGTCTGGTGATTGAGACTCAATCGACTGGGAAACCTTATTAATGTTCATCTACGCTTTACGAGAAACAGGTTGATGTGTTTAGACCACCGCTGTTATCAATTGGTGCAACCTCCACAACTGAGGGGGTATCATCAAATATCGTTGGTGTCAAACTATTTAGAGGGACAGAGGCAGGTGGTGTTGTACCAATTGGTGATACTGTTACCTCAGGACTAATAATATTAATAATTGTTCCTGGGGTTGAAGCAGGAATGGTGCCACTGTTGGCAGGAATAGTAACAACAGGAATCCTTAGGTCTCCAGGGAGAAGTGAAGGATCTGTAACACTACCTGCACCAGTTACAGTGTCTGTGATATTTACTGCCGAAGAAGACGGAACATTTGTTCCTGTACTGATCACATTTACTGGACCAAAACAGATTTCTCCAGTATCATAGTTGACTGTACCGATTGAGTTGTTCGTATATACCTTTTTAGTACCTGTATTATAGAAAATGCGTAGATTTCCATATCCATCGTCTTCAAACTGCTGATCTACTCCAGGACGGTCTGCAGTTCTAAATGTTCCTGATAACAAGACAGGTTCTTTCTTACAAGTACCGTCATCACCATCTTTAGAAGGTGCGGAGTTATAAAGTCCACTACCAGTGCTAATACAGTAAGTATTGGTCTGGTTACTATTTGGTGTAATGTATTTTAGAGTAGTTGTCTGTAGTGAAACGTCAGTGATGGCATTATTAGCAAGAGTGATTGCTTTCTCGTATGCAGAACCTCTAAAGGTTGAGTTGAAGTTATTAATTTGTGTTTGAGTTGCCCAATCATTAATTGATGACTGAATATCGGTTTTAATCTGTGAAGAACTACTTCCTGCTCCAGTATCGTATAGAGCAAAGATCTTAGTATAGATGTATACGTTATCAGGATCGACTACAACAGGGTCAATCGATGCCATGGCATACTTCCTAAGGTTAGCAGAAATTTCCTTCTTTGTAGCGTCATTTAGAAGGGATCCTGTTTTAGTTTTGATTGCAATAAAGACTTTTCCGTAAATAGGAGGATTTAAACTGTCTCCACCATAAGCAACAACGGAATCCGCATTATCATAGATCCTTTGAGTGATTAAAGCGTAATCTTGCGCTGTAACTGCTCTATATTGAGAGGAGTAGTATCTTGGAGCGTTATATTTGATAGATTCGATACTTTCCGCACTAGTTCCCATCTGAGAACGATGTAAAACCGTTAAAGTTACATCAGAAGTAACAACATTAGTTCCTGTAGCATCTACCGCAGTTCCAACGTAACCAAATGAGTTAACTTCATTTGCTTCCTTACCAGAAGTCACCAGATACTCGAATTGTACGACTTCTCCGTCTTTTAATGCTCTTCCGACACTATCATCACCAAACCTAACCTCAAAGCGCATATCCTCACCTTCAGAAAGGAAGTATGCGCGGGTAGATGCGGTTAGACCAGTAACAGTGTCTACTTGGTTGTAAATATCCGATGCTGTGGCAGTCTCGTTTGCTTTTACACTAACTTTGAGTGTTGCAAGGTCTGCTTCTGCAGAAGGGATTGAATATGTTTGTCTTGCAAAGGTATTAACAATGTACTGGAAGTTTACAATTTGTCCTTCGTAGATACAAACCTCAGGAAAGGTACCAATACCTGTAGTGGGACTAACTTCAGCAGTAGTATCTCTTAAAATGTTCCAAACGAAGTTACCACCAGTCGCAATAGAACCTTTCTTTAAGGTAACACTACTTGGGTACACTCCATTTGCTTGAGAAGTCTGAACATCAATTTTTACAGACGCTCTAGATGAAATTACACTTCTAGGAGTGTAATTCATTAACTTGGCAATATTAACGACGTTATCTCTAACTGTAGATGAAGGCAAGAATGCTTCATTCAGTGACATGTTAGCATTGAATGCTGTATAGTAAGTATTATAAGCAAGTGCATCAACCATATACGATAATGCAGAACCATCAAAGTCATAATCCGTAAACTCACTCCGAGTTCTTAGGTATGACTTAATACTTGCTTTGACATCTTCAAAGTCTAGTGCTGTTAAGTTATTCGGTTGCATTATTCGGGTCTCTGTAAGACAAAGGATATCGATTCAACAATGGGCAATCCGACAATCTGATATTCTACCGTTATGTTGATCTTGTTATTCGCATAGATCGGTGTTACATCGACTTTAGTAAGATTTACTCTTGGTTCATGCTGTGTAATGGTATTTATGATCTCTTGCTTAATTGCATCTGCGGTAAATGCATCCAAAGGTTCAAAAAGTAACTGACTTACCCTTGAACCTACAAGAGGTTGGAATGGTTTCTCACCAGGAGAGGTGAGAACCAAGTTTTTAATTGCTTGTTTAATAGCGTTGTCGTTTTTCACACTATAGACATCTTTTGTAAAAGGATTTCTAGTCAAAGCAATATTAAGGTCGTCGAATCTTCGAGACCTCTTAAAGTTTTGACCTTTAATATCCTTTAACGCCATTTGCTAAGTGGTTTAACTTCTTTTTTAGTTTTTGCTTTCTCTATGTAGGCAGTCGAACCGTAATCTGTGACTAGACCTACAGTTCCATGTGTTTCCAACATGTACTTTGGATCGCGATCGGGATTAATCATTAAAAGTGTAATGCATAGGACATTAGAACTTTTAATGGGGTTGCTATCCCACTTTATTTATCAACTTCCGATGAATACGTCTTTACTTGCTCCTGCAACTACACTCAAACATGGAAATGGAACTGTTTTATTTCCAAATGGATCTGCCATCCTACCTGCACGCTTTCCATTAATGAATACTGTCTTTGTAGTTGCAAAAAGTCTTCGAGCATGACCTGTAGGTGCTTCTCGACCACCTCCACCTGTTCCAATAGTACAATGCCACGCAGGAGTATTTCTTGTCGTGAAACATTTGAATCCTACTGACATTGTAACATGCTGTGTGACTGTAGGATGCGGAGTTAAGTTATCCTGATCAATAATAGGGATCTTCTTATTAATTACCACGTTTCTTACAATAGGTTCCAACGGAAGTTGTGCTGTAGGTAACCATGTTGCAAAATTATCCGCAATCTCCATACCCTTTGGTACAATATAAGGTGCAAGAGATGGATGAGGGCAAGGAGATAGAATGCCTCCACCTGGACCTGGGTGCCAGTTGACACCATTTGCTTTACCATGTCCACTACATGTTCCCATGAATAGTGCTGCTGCTTGTACTGACATTACGTTACGTTATAAGGGTTACCGTATTTTTCTGTTGCTCTTGCCATGGTTTGTGATGCATTGGTAAAGTCATTGCGGATAGTCATGTTTCCGCTACAACTCCAATTCTGACAACCAGGTCCTTGAGGAACTTGACCAAAGGGAAATGAGAATGTAGATGATGTAACCGCGCCAGTAGTAGGGTCTGTTTCGTTTGCTCTTGTAGTTGCGGATGCGGTACAAGTGAAATGTGCATTTCCTACGTTCTGTTGTGTCACACCAAGTGAAACATTAACCTTTACTTCTCCTCTTCCATCTGGTATAAACTGTCTCATGAAGTATTTAGTGAGGTCAGACGAATATGGCAGTTCTGAAAAGGGTCCACGCACAGTTTCGACGTAAGATTCGTCATAAATGCTAGTTTCAGGGACTACATCTTGGATTAAACTCTCAATTTGCACCTCATTATCAATTGCAGGTGTTTCCATCAGTTCTCTAGCAGACTTTTTGAGGTCTTGCGCTTCTTTAGACGGTCCAAAATCAACTGTATCGATACTTTTGTAAGTTTGTGGGGGATTAAGTGTTACTTTTAGTCCTTCTACGTCCTGTCTATTAAAAAGACGCTGCACCATCTCGTCTCTACGCTTATAATTGGGGTCTTTTTTGATTTCTACGTTAGGTTCGTTCCTTTCATACGCCTTTACTGGTTCAACATTTGATTTTAGTGTCTCATGTTCCGATAAAATTGTCTGAATTGCCGTTTGATCAAGTTCTGGGAACGCATCTACTGCTTCTGGGAACGTTTTATAGAACTGAGTGAGGTTATCGAACCCAAATTCGCGCACAGCAGCGTCTTCAACAGTAAAATTCGTTGTTTTATGGATATTTGTAACGGAAACTTGAGGAAGATTGCTCTCAACGTACCCGCTTCCTTGATTTGTGACGGTAACATTCACCAAAACACCGTTTTGAAACTCACCAACGACCTGTGCTGCCACTCCAGAGTCTACAGTTGGTGCGGTAATACTCAACTCAGGGATTCTACCGAGTGTATTCCACCCCGAACCTCCTCCGTTGTTGTCAATCTCGACACGATCAACTCTTCCGTTGTCTAATTTCACGGTACATGAAGGTTGAACAAGGGTATTATAGACGTCAGGAGCATTCCTGTCAACAAAACCAGTAGTATATTGAACAGACTTATCCGTAAACTCATAAAGTCCACCAAAAAATCCTACATCTTTGATTCCGTAACCTGCAATTGCAGTTACTTGGTGTGCTCTACTACTTGTATAAGAGGTGTCTTTCGTAAAATCGTTACCATTTCCATCCAAATAAGCAAAATGATAAGGGAAGAGACCTTTGTCAGTACCATAATCACTATCAATTGAAGGTCCATGAAGAACACGAGTCACTTCATGACCATTTAATGTATCACCACTACGCAAAACATCAGCAATTGACCCAGATTGAGACTCGATTGGTCCAACAGCAGTGATTTTAACAGTTAATGCAAAGGTTGTAGTCGTATTATCGGGGTGAGTATGCTCATGAGTGATGTTAAATGTATCATTTTGTGCATATCCTGTGCCAGGTTGAACAATATCTAAGACAGTCCAACGTGTTCCTGTGAATGCAACAGTGGATCCCGACTCATCGACGATCGGTGCGATACGAATATTCAGTTGAAGACCAGTTTTACCTGTTGCTTCAAGTGTATACACGGTAAAGGTGTCTGCTGCTTCATCTCCTGCTTGCCAAGTATTCTGGGGAGAGTCAAATGAGATACCAAAGTTCTCACCTTCGTTCCATGCATCGGAGTAATTCGTGCCATCATAGGACACTGAGAGGTCCGTTACACCGTTTGGAATCGTAGTGGATAGCGAATCATAGGTAAACACCACTTTAAAACTTCCTGTACCAATGCCAAACAGCGTCGGGTGGGGACAATCTTCATCTCCAGTGTAATCTACATCACTTTCAATAGTATATGAGCACTGTGTGGAAGCGGGGGTACAAGTAAATCCTGCACAAGGGTGACAAATAGTATTGGCAATGGCACTGTTACTTAGTGGATCGCCCGTTGGAGTACCATCCGAAGTACCTCCAGTGGTTCCCCGCTGTTCATCCTCAATGATATAAGACGCTATACCAATCTGACCTGAGTTACTATTCATCGTGTAGATGTAAGAAAACCAAGTATCACTGTTCTGAAAACTAAATGAGAGGTCTGTAGGGAAATAATCATACACTGCAACAGCACCATTACTGAAACTGAGGCATTGTGTACCTGCTCTCGTTACCTTACCACAGTTTGCTGCAGACACAGGTTGTGAGAATGTTCCAGGATTGCCACCAAATGTAGCACGACCGCCTTCATTACCGACTAAGATGGAAGGATACATCACTGCTTGTCCTTCAGCACCAGTGATATTTACCTTGACATTGTTTAAACTATTCAGACTACCACGAATACTACTCTTTGGGTATTCACGATACTTGATACCGATCGTTCTATCAGCAGGTAAAGGTTCAAAGCGTGGACAACCATCAGCATCCTGACATACATCAGTGATCTGATCAGCACTTCCATCGACTATTTTACATCCCATGGTCCTTCTTTCTCTAGTTTATCTAATCTTTCGTAGATAAGATCGTAGTTTTCCTTTATATTTAAGTACTTTTCCTGTCCGTTTGGTTTATACAATATCTTTTCACTAAAATTCATAGTCGCAACATACTCCTCAACCTCTTGTAAACGCTTACCTAGTGCAATTAGACAATCGTTGATCGCATTGAGTGCTTCTGCTACTTCTTGTTCATTGTTCATCTTGGTGTTTCTTCAGTGTAAAGGAGTCTTCCTCTATAGTGTAATCTAGTTTAGTATTGACGGACCATCCAAGTTCTTCACACACTTCATAAGGTATCGTAAGGATTAGATCGCCAAAGTCGTCTTCTTCGAGTGTTGTGTAGAATCTTTGTGACATTTATTTTACAGGGGGTTCGTATTCTTGGAGGGACGTTTTAGTTTCCACCCCATCCATAGTGTATATAGTGCTTCGGGGTTTTTAGTTGTGTACGAACCCAAGTACATGTCTGCAACCTGGTACATGTCACTGTGGAGTTGACTTTCCATCTTGATCAAACTTTCTAGACACCATACTCGTAGATCTTGGGGATAATCTCTGTTGGGCATAAATTTTTCTGGGAAATTTTTTAAATCTACTAGTATTTAAGATCTTGATAATATATTGCTTGCTCTGGGGTACCTTTGTAGGTTAGGTTATGGCCCTGTTTTATATTTAAGGGGGGCAATTTAACTGCCATTCTTAACAATTAGTGACTGTGATTAGTGCCTTAAGTCATAAACATAAAAAAGAGGGGTTGTTTGTACCCCTCTATTATACTCTATTTGCTCCTATATGTCAACTAGTCGATTGCTAACTCCATACCGTTAATGAAATCTTCTTTAACATTCTTGTAACCTACGAACCATTCAAATTGCTTTTGAAATACTCTCATGCCATAAGAAAATTCGTCTAGTAGTGCATTGAGTCTGGATTTCGTTGTATTAGACTGCCAACCGCCATCAAATAAAAGAATCGAATTATCTTTAACAGTAGCGATGTGATTTCCATGTAGATAAACAAACGCTTCGCCATTGTCATGAGTAACTGAAGTATTGGATGAACTGAAGTTAGAACCGTTGCGGATTGCGTTGTTCATTTGAGTTTCAATTTTTCTCATGTGTCCTTTGTTTGGTATACATTAATTATAGCAGGTGGGCAACCCCTTACAACCCCTATTGTGCCACTTTGTCAACTGTCACAGGGCAATCAATTTCCATATAATACCCAATAGATTTAATATAATCAAATACTGATAATCTGGGCAATTCTTTATACCTCTCTCCCCGTGAGTTTCTAACATCGTCCATAAAATGTTCCATATCGTAAATTGATACAAATTCCCCTACAAGTTCGCAGTCATTGTTATAAACTTTATAGAGCATCTTTTGGGTCATTGTTGTTAATTAAGGGGTGTAAACGTAATAACAAAATCCTTCAGCAACCATATAACTTGCTGTGTTAGATAATATCTCATCATCCCAACATTGGTCAGTATCTAACAAGAACTGAAACAAAGCAATACCTTCATTTAGTGGACATAATCCTTCCTCCCAAAGTGTTAACAACTCCAAGTACTTCTTAGGTGCTTTGATGTTACTTAGCATGTGTTACTTAGAGGAATCTCTGAACCCTTACAGAGTTATTATACCATAGTTGTTGATAATCTGTCAAGAAAATCTGTGTTTGCTGACTATCATTGACAATCGGTAAGTTGCGTGCTAAGAGTACAATTACCTGAGAGATTAATCTCGGTATAGTTAACAACAATAGATTTATTTTAATATTTAACAACATTCGTTAATCTTCCCTTATTCTTATCATTTTGTCCCTTACAGTTGTTCTATACAACTCCCAAGTACTTACCACGAGTTCTTTACATATAGTCCAAAATGTGTTAAACTCGCTATTAAGAATAGGTTGCGGATTACGTTTCATGAGTGTTATTTATGGTGTCATCTTGGAAGCGATTTCTGTTACTTTTCACCATATCTTTCCATTGGTGAGGGTATATTAGTAACTGCACTTGATGTACATTACTACGACTACCTTTTGCTAGTTCGTCACATTTAGTCCACTCATTTATGACTAGAGTGATATAACTTTTATCGATGAAATTAACCCATCCATTTAAGTCATTTAGTGAGTAATAGTCACCTTTTTGGAAGTTCATCTAGATCTTTAAATAAGGGAATTGATTGTTATCAAAGAAGATTAATTCGTTATGAACTAATACCTTCTCATTTAAATGTTCATCGTAGATAGCAACATTTTTCTTTAACTGATTAGCATCTAATTGTTGTAACTTAACGATTAAATCCTCATAGGTCATTGTTGCCATTACGTTGGTTGTTTGTTCGCTCCAAGGGATAAGATTCCAACTCATTTTGTTTAGTATAGTATAGTTACTTATGTCCCTTGCGGATTGCTTCCGCTATACTTGTAACCTTTGCGGGTTTCCTTGGTTTACTGATTCCAATACTAGGATAAAAGACATTATCCAAAATTTCTTCAGATAAGGTTTCTTCTGCTTCGGTCATGTAAATACGATAATTATCAAGTGCTTTTGAGAGTAAAATAAATTGCTCTCTACTGAAATCTTCGATGATCATGTGTTTATGCTCCTTGATAGTAGTTAATTGGGTCTTCTTCTTCGGTGTTGTCATCTTCGGGGACTTCTTCACCGATATGCAATTTATTTAATTTGCATAGTTCTTTATACTCAGAGATTGTCATTAGAATGGGTTGCTCCAGTTGTATGCTTGCCAGTCAGTTACATCGCCATCTTTGTTAAGCATGTCAACATAGTTGTTAAATGCTTCACGTTTAGCAATTGAATCACCCCTAAGGTTTGCACCTGATTCACGAAGTAATTCTCTGAATTGTGCAACAACTTGAACTTTAGTCATTCTCATTTGATTTTAAGTAATTTGAAAATTGTTTGAACAGAACGAGGGTATCCCTCAGCAATTGATAAAGTGAGCAACGCTCTGTTCATGTCTTTATTATAGCGGTTTGAACCACCAATGCGCGGGTAAGTGTGACACATAATTAACTGTCACCCTCGGACTTGACATATTTACGAATATCAAGTAATTTATCAAATACTGCTATTTGATTGTCAGTGAGTTCAAAGTCCATATCTCTGAGAGTATCGTATAATCTCGTCATCTGATATGCTTCGTCAAAACTAATTGGAACCTGAGTCATTAGTCTAACTCTCCATTATAACGTAATGCATCGTCACTAAATTCCATGAGTCTATCTAATACTTCGCCCATCGAATAGTTACGGTTGATTGCATCATCCCCAAATGCGATTTCAAAAACTTCTTCAATAAACTGCTGTGAATTCTGAACATAACCAAAATCGTAAGTTTCTCCCTCTGTTCCGATTTCGTACTTTTTAAGTTGATTGTTACACATGATTTAAACCTCCTCTCTGATGTATCCGTTTTCTGCCTTAATGAAGATGTCTAAGTGCTGTATATCGAATTCTGTAAGATCATCGAACCAGACACCTCCAAGTCTCTCAATTCCCCACTCGTTGATCTCAACAACGAATTCTGCCCAGTCACAACAGCAACATGCCATATTCTGTAGATTGTCATCAAACAGAATTCTTTGCTTGATTCTGTTAACTGGTTCAACGTATACTGAAGTTGAGTTCATAATGTCCTTTGTTTGTTTATACTATTATTATAAACAATAATGAGATTAAAAGAAACCCATGTTGTGACACTTTATTCACTGGCACACTCCCGTAGTTTTTTACTGCATTGTGAGTTAATGTCAATAAGGTGTTCTTTGATGTCAGAGTTCATTTCATAATGGAATGAAACACACTCTTTAAGGTATTCAATTTGGTCTTTTGTAAATTTCATTTAGTAGTCCTCTTTTGGGAATCCGTACTTATCATATAAGAATGGGAACTGTTCAGCAATTGCGATGTGAGCATCGTAAATGTTTTGAGTAAACTCTTCGTTATACTCATGATTATGCTCTCGCCATCTTTGCTCAAGTTCAGCAAATGTTGGTCTCTTTTGTGTGATCATGATCTCTTTTGATTGTCAGGGTTAAAAGGTGAATTGAAGTATGCTTTATTCACTGTGTAAACTGTGACCATTGCCACGAGAATGCCAAAGAATCCAAGCACCAAAATTGGACTTTTAGGGAAGTCATAAAATGGGACTTCGAGTTGGTTAACTGTTGCGAAAAATGTGTTCATGAGTTGAAGAATTGAAAGAATGGGAAATTGAAGAGTTAACCTAACTCTTCAAAACGTTTTTGTGCGTGATCTGCTGCGATCTCTTCAAGTTTGTGCATCGGTAGCATAATACCGAGTTGGATATTCTTGAAACTGAGTTCGTTTAAGATCTCTTCGTAGAGGTTTTCTAGGATTTCTGTGTTGATTGAATGACTCATAATAAAAGGAATAAAATTAAATGTTTGGGGGGTGTAGGTAGTCACCCACTGGAATTAAGAATAAAGGAATTATCGCTTTATTGAATTTGACAAGTAAGTTGACTTCGCATTCATTACATTGTCAACTAAGTTATCGAAAGTCTGGGGATCCCAGTCCTTTTGATCAGCAACGTCAAGATCGTATGCTGACATCACGAGGTCAACGAGCATATCGTATTGACCAGAGGTAAGATCGATGTTAAGACCTTGAGTGGAAGTTGTTTTGTTCATGTCTTTATTATAGCAAGAGGTGACCCCATTGCGAGAGGTCTTGTGCCACTTTATTATCTGGCACAAGGGTTTGGATTTCCGTTGTGATCTTTTGGTAGTCTTAGATCGTTCTCATGAGTATAGAATGAGTCTACTGCATTCTTGATTTCTTTTCTTAATCCTAGAATTGCATCTTTACCAAAATAGTCATGTTCGACTGTATCATGACCAGTGCATGAACTACCCCACTCTGTTACATCGCTATCGATGCGAGCAAATAAACCAGAGGTATACATGTTGAGAATTCCGAGTTCTCTTTTGGATAACCTGATTGTTACCTCTTTTGAATTGTCGTAAGTCATGAGCATTGTAAGGTGTAAAGTTTTCTCTCATCTGTTGTTAAGCAACATTCGCAAATACGATGTGCGAAGTCAGTAAACAATACAGGGGCATCATCGTCCCATCCGTAAACATCGTTCGGGGTGATGTCTTCATCAAGTGGAATCTTTTTATCGCAACGATCACACTCTAGTGAAGCACACTCTGCACACATAAATCCATCATCGGATGGAACTCTATTGACATACCATCCGCTTCCAAAATCTACGGATACACCACACTCTGAGCAACAAGTCATTTAAGCAACCCCCATTTTTGTTGCTGTTGCTTCAGTTGCTCTTCTTTGAATAACAAAATCTCTGACTCTCTCTCTGTCTAGTGAATCACCATCACCCCAGTTAACGTGATCGCCAACTGCACATAGATCAAGATAGTTGAGAGTTGCAAGTGCTAACTCTTGTCTAGTTAATCCATCGATAGGATATAAAACATCAGGGTGACTAGGTGAATAGAATGATTCGCAATAATCAAGGAATTCTTTAAAGTTGTGCATGTGTAATCTCCGTTGCTATACTACTATTATAAAGGATCATAGATCCATTACAATAGGTTATGTGACACTAATTGAACTGGCACACTACCACTCTGCTGTTGGTTGTTTTGCTCTATTGTTCATCATGAGTTGATAATCCTCTTCAGTTCTCACTCTGAGTCTGTCCTGAGTCTCCTGTAACTGTTGCAATGTGTTTTCAATATCAGGAAATTCTAGATCACATCCTGCTGCGGATATCTCGGTTAACTTCCATTCTAGGTAGTAAATCATGTCACTCAATTGATTGTAAGTGAAAGGAACTTCGATTGTTTTCATGAGAGTCTCCTGTCTAAAAGGTGTGCAATAAATTCGTTATGATCTGACCAGTCCTGATTGTAAAAATCATCGATGACTGCTTCAGTCACTTCTTTTCTAGTCTCGTCATCCGCAAACTCATATTCATAAGTTGTGATGACGTTTTCAACATCTGCTCTGACGTCAACATACTCAAGTCTAAACCTGAGTAGGTCGGGACATTCTTCTATCCAGTTTTGGAAGTCCTTTTCTGATTGTTTCATATTAGTTGTCCTCGTTTAGTGTGAAGTTCTTAAGGAAGATAAACTTATAATCGCCATCCTGAGGGTCTTTGCCATCTACCAACCACTCTTCACAAATTGCCAGAGCATCAAGTTGATGATCTTGCTTAATCAAATCTTTCATCTGATCAAAGAGTGAGTCTGCCATGTTGTCGATGGCATATTCACGTTCGAGAGCGATGTCCATGTGTTGTTTGTTTAACTATTACTAGTATGCCATAGAAAAACCCCTCTGTGGGGGTTTAGTGGTCACTTTGTCAACTGTCACATCACTTGCCGATTCCCATAGGGTCATCTGCTTGACTTTCCAATTCAGCGATGGTAGATTCCATATAGATCTTTTTCTGATACTCTGATGCACTATCTTCTTGCCCATCCCATCCTTCGATCTGGTAGGATAGACCAGTAATAGAATCAAAGTAAAATCCATCTTCTGAGTTGTTCCAAAAATCATCCCAGTCTTTTGGACTGTTGGTAACGTCTTCAATTTTCATTTTAGTAAACTGTGATGGTTACAGATTATTTATGGATGGGTCGAAACAAAACTCAACTACTTAAGTTCGATTTAAATGCGACTGAACGCAACCTTGAAAGTTTTACGTTGGTTTGTTTCGACATTCTTAATATAACAAAGATTTGGGGTGTTGTGTGGGATGTTGTTACACTTTGTCAACTGTCACACATCAGCAATATGAAAGGGGTGGGATACCTTCCACAAAAATGTACTCTACCACACTCTGAAGTCTCTTTGCAATGCGATCACCATACTTAAATCCAGTTGGGACAGTTACATAACCTGCACCCTTTTTGTAAAGATGGAATGCTCCTGCGGGTATACTACCAGATTCAACTGCTTTGCGATCATCCTTATGAACTCTGATAACACGTCCGATAGTCTGCGCCATTTCGATGATAGGTAGATTCCTCAACAATACAGTATGAGTGAGACCATTGACATTGATTCCTTCAGATAGAATAGAATAGTGGAATACAACGAACCTACGATTGTCATCGTTGCCCCACTCTGTAAGAGTATTGAAGAATTCTTCACGTCCTACTTTCTTGCCATTGATGATAGCACCGAACTTAGATGTGATGTGTAGTACATCATATCCATTCTCTTTAAGATACTCTAGGATGTCAGTTCTACCCAACATGAACCCAAGGATTCTTGAACTAGGTGCTGCCACTAATACTTTTGCTGACTGCTGACTATCAAGTGAACTTAAAATGTCCTTGAGGTTCTCAGCGTCAACATCATGTGCGTTATGCTTTTCTCTGATTCTATCAGTCTCAAATGGTACGATCTGAGGTGGAAGAATAGCACCTGCTTCAATCAATTCTGTTGCAGGTACGTTCTCTAGAGTCTGACCCCATACGGTTGAGTTGTTCATGCCACGACATGCTGAGACACCACGACCCATGCGAGGTGTTGCTGTAAAGGCGAACCTACGAGTAGCATTGTGAACCATACCATTCACACCTTCAAAGAACTTTTTGCCTGTTCCATTGTGTGCTTCATCGTAGTATACAGTATCAATAGTGATATCTGCATCAACTACACGATGTAATGAGTGGTATGTAGTAAAGATGATTTTATGCTTAGTATGTGTGCTTACAAATAGTTTGACATCTTCAGGTTTAGTGCTAGATGTATAGTGAGTCTCACCTGAGT